CCGGTCGTCCGCCACGATCTCGATCGTGACGTGCTCGTCGCGGAACTCTTCCTGAGTCTTGATCATGATTCGCATCGGACCTCCCCGTCCTCTGTTGTGGATCTCGAACCTTACAGGCTTGCCGTGTAGGTAGCAACCTACCGGAGGCTCATCTTGCGGACCGCCCGGCGCCCGCTGATCCGGGTGATCAGGTCCGCCGCCTGGCCGCGCGTCGTGACCCGGCCGAGCTTCCCTTCTGGGAGACCCTCACGGATCAACCGGCCCCTCTGCTGGTCGCTGACCGGCATGGCCAGCCAGCGCGCATCGCGCTCCACCAGCTTCTGGAACGCCTTGGCCCGGTCCTCGCCGATGCCCATCGCCCAGTCCGCCGGAAGTTCATCGTGCAGGATCTCCAGCCGGGCGTTGCGGTACGCGGCCAGCTTCCAGGTGTCGGTCCCGGCCGGGACCATCACCACGATCTCCTGACCGGCGCCGAGGCACCAGCCGTTCTCCACGGGCAGCCAGCGCAACCGTGAGGCGCCGAACACGTCCACCGTGCCCGCCTTACCGGCCTGGCAGTTCTCGTGCCGGTGCTGGCCGTCCGCGACCCGTGCAGCAGGGAGGTAGCGATGGCACAGCGTGCACCGGTGCCAGGTGACCTCGCACTTGATCCCGCACGTCGGGCACAGCTGGCCCTCGCCCGGTTCCTCCGGCTTCTTGCGCTTGTCGTCGAGATCGTCCCCGATGTCCACCCGCGTGATCAGGTCGTGCCGCTGGGTCGCACCCACGAAATCGATGATCAGCAGGTCCCGCTTCCCCGGGCTGAGCCTGGTCCCGCGACCGGCCATCTGGAGGTAGAACCCGTGGAACTTGGTAGCTCGCGCGATCGCTACACAGTCGATCGAGGGCTCATCGAATCCCTCGGTGAAGACGCCGCAGTTGACCACGGCCTGGGTCTCGCCGGTCTTCAGCCGCCACTTGATCGCGGTCCGGAGATCGGTCTCGGTGTCCCCGTCCACCGCCTCAGCGGACATGCCGCGCTTCACGAGAGCGGCGGCTACCGCATGGGCGGTTGCAATGGTCGGGGTGAATGCCAGGATCTTGCGGTCACCGGCGTGCTCGATCAGCCCGTCCGCGATCTCATCGACCGCGCCGGACTCCTGCATCTCCCGGCCGAGGTCGCCACCGGAGAGGTCTCCGTTACCGCCCTTGCGGATCTTGGTCAGGTCCATCTTGGTCTCGATGATCATGGCCGGGAGGATCGGCACCAGGTAGCCCAGGAAGATGGCCTCCCGGATTGACATGTAAGAGACAACCTTCTCCCACACGCCCAGCGTCTTGCCGTCGCGCTCTGGGGTGGCGGTGAAGCCGACCGTGTGCGGGCCGTACGGGTTGAACGCGCCGAGGCTACGGAGCATCTTGGTCCAGCTCGGCGCCGGTGCGTGGTGCGCCTCGTCCGCGAGGATCGTGCCGAACGGGGAGCGCTGGGCCGACTCGACGAGGCGCCGGAGCCGCTCATCGCGCGCGCCCGTGGGCACCGAGGCGACTACCACGTCCGCGTCGGTCTCGTCCCGAGTCGCCTTGACGATGCCGGTGGACAGATGCGGCGCCTGCCAGCTCAGCTTCTCGATGAATTGGTCGGCCAGCTCCTCACGGTGGACCATCACAATGGTGCGGCCCCGGTCAGCTCGCTGGGTCGCGACCGCGCCCATCACCACACCCTTGCCGGTTCCGGTTGGGTGCACCACCAGCGGACGGCGCACGCCCTCACGCTCGGCCGTGTCGATCGCAATGAGTGCTTTGACCTGATATGGCCGCAGCTCGATCTCCATCAGTGGTGACCCCGCTCGACCGTAACCGTAAACTTCTTGAACGAACGTTCAGGCTGGCGGCCTTTGGCCGGGATCGGCTTGACCCCCTCGAACGTCACCGTCACGGTATCGCCCACCTGGATCTCGGCCGAGATCAGCGCCTCACGGAGCATGGTCCCGTGACCGGCCACCCGGACCCGCTCGACCCCGCCCAGCCAGAGGTCCACGTACGGCGCCTGAGCGTCCGTGTAATAGGTCGGCTGGGTGCCCATCCGCAGGACCACGCCGGTTACCGTGTCGCCCTCAGCCGGATCTTTGCGCAGCGCCCAGTCCTGGGGCCGACCCTCGGTCAGCGCGCGGACGGCGCACATCAGGCAACCGTCCCAGTCGTGAGTCTCGTCAGTCATACCGCCAACCTTACTGTCATCACTGCAAGGTGTCAAACGGCCGGGCCACCGGACATGTACCGGAGCCCCTTCACATGGGCGAACGGGCAGCGCGGCACGCACCGGCCAGCGTCATGCGCGATCGCGGCCTGGTCCGCCCAGGCCCGGAGTGCATGGTCCCTTTCGGTGATCCGGCGCTTGTCCTGCGCCATCCTGATCTCCCGCTGGGCGTAGAACGCTCGAGCGAGCCGGTTGTACGCCCAATCGGGGAGGCGGATCACGGGCCCTTCACCTCCGGCCAGAGCTGCTTTGTATCCGTCACGATCTTGACCCACTCGACCACCCGGCCGTCGCGGTTCAGCCAGTTGTCGACGGCTCCCCAGCCAGCGGCGATCGGCACTCGGCCCGAGCCGGTCACATAACAGAGCCCGCCTGCTCTGAGTAGCACGTAGGTGAACACCTTGTCCGAATCCCGCATGCGGGGGTAGCGGATGCCGAACAGCAGCACCGTCCCGTCCTGGATCTTGGTGTTGTCGAGCTTGAACTCCATCGTCTTACCTTCCTGGTCGGGAGACGGGCGGGCCGCCCAGCGCGTACGCCAGGCGGCCCGGTGTTACTTGACCCAAGCCTCTGCCGCCTGTTCCGCTCCGATGATCCGCAGGAGGGCACTCCCGGGCGGCACTAGCGCGTGTGCCCACACTCAGCACGGCAGAGGCTTGGGGGTTAGGCCGGGAGCGGCGAGCCGCGCCGGATGGCCACCCCGAAGTGCTTGTAGGGCTTACCGGCGAAACGCCCCTTTTTGATGGGCTTCTCACCAAAATACTTAACCGCCATGCGGTCGCCCACCTTCGGGTCCGCGTCCTGAAGTTCCCTCTTCAGGACGGCGCCGTAGCCGATCACCCGGTACTTGATCGTCTTACCGGGGTTGTCCGGGTCCTTGCACTCCAGGGTGACGGTCGGGACCATCGGGTCCTCCCCGTCGTTGGCGAAGTCGGAGCGGGTCACACCCACCTTGACGACCACGCCGGAGATGCCCTCGCCCTTCTCGGACGGGACCCAGCCCTCCGAGTCGTCCTCCTCGACCTCATCGAGAAGGTCGTCGAAGTCGTCGAGATCGTCCGAGACCTCGGCCTTACCCTCGGTGAGGCCGTCGAACAGTTCGTCCGCCTCGTCCTTGGGCGCGGTGCTCTTGGTACTGGCGGCCATTAGGACCACCTCTCTGTGAGTGAGCTAGTGAGCTGTTGGTGCGGCTGGCCCGGTTCCGTCATTACTCGGCGCCGGACCAGCCCGTTCACGCCCTCTGGGCGCCGTCACCACCAGAATGGCAAGGCGGTTAGCCAAGGTTCCCACGCGTCCGGCTTTCGTTCATTTGCCGCTCCGAGCTGCCGGGTACCTCAAACTCGTTTCACTCGTGGACCTGGGAGGGATCGAACCTCCGTACCTCCACCGGTCTTCAGCACCGGCAGCGCTCTGTTCCACTGAGCTACAGGCCCTAGTACCGGGAGCCAGGCCGCGAACCTGGCTCCCTGGGATCGGTCGGACGGTCCCTACCCGTTCAACCCAGCTGACAGGTTTCAGACCAGAGGGCCAGCAAGCTGGACAGTCAGGTCCTACTCATGAGCACGGGCACCGAATCCGATCAGCCGCGAAACTGATCGGGCCGCTGGCCCTAGGGGGTCCGTCGAGCCAGCGGGTCATACCTTACCGCCCTGCCGTTAATGTCGCAACGTTGACACTTACGTGTCAGACCTTAGGCGGCTTGATCGTCATCCGCCGGTAGTGGCTGACCACCGTGCACGCCTCAGCCACGTCCGGGTGATCCCGGCGCAATGCCTCCACGTCGATCCGCGACGACCTCACCTCTGGGTAACTGACAACCTTCTTGTCGCCCAGGTAGCCCGCACCGGCGTCGCCGGTCTCCATCCGGAAGTAGTTCTTGATCTCGTCCAACCGGGTCGTAGCCGCCTCCAGCGCGTCCTTGGCCGCCCGGTAGTCAGCCAGCCATTCGGCCGCGTCCTCGGGCAGCTGGGTAGACGGAACAACCACCGAAGGATGCAGCGTCTTCAACAGCTCCTCGGTCTTCGGGTGCCGGAGATCGTGCATCGGCGGTTCGTCCCCGAGCACGTTCACGTGCCAGAACCGCTCCGCCTCGTCGGCCATCTCCCGGAACCATTCGGGGTCGAACTTGATCTCCACCGTGAAGAACTGACGCTCGTTGCCCAGCACGAGGCAACCGAGGTAGGCCACCGGGAGGCCGATGATACCCATCTGCCACTGGCATTGGGCCTGGTAGCTGAGTGGCGCCGAGCCTCCGGTCCACTCGCTCTTGGAGGTGTCGATCGTGCCGCTGGCCCAGTGCTCATCGTCCCCGGCGGTCTTGCACTCAATCAGCGCCTGGGCCCGCCACTGGCGCGGCTTGCAGGCGAACCGGTCCGGAGTGACCCGAAGGAACGGTCGCTCCCGGTCGGCCCAGAGCCCGCCTGCGAACCGCGAGACCAGGCCCACCTCTTCGGCTATCTTGACAGCCACCACGTCCTCGAGCCGGTGGCCCCACTCCACGGCCGCCAGGCCGGAGAGATCCTTGCCCCCGTGCTTCTTGGTGTTCCAGACGCTGAACGTGGTCTCATACTCCGACACCCCTACCAGGGCGCCCACCTCGGATCCGCCGATCCCGTCCCGCCGGGCCAGCAGCCACGGCTCGCGACCGGCGCACTCGGGGAGGATGAGAGATGCCGGTGAGTCGGCCACAGTCGCCATCCGGTGCGCCGGGTGCGGGCAGCCCCGGCGCCCGCCGGTCTGCCGAAGGTAGTACTCCGCGTTCCACTTCGGGCCGATAGCCTTCTTGATCTCGGCCTCCTCGCGCTCCCGCATCTCGACCTCGGCCGGGAAGTACAGCATCGGCTCGGTCATTGGAACCCCTCGCGGTTGCCCTCGTTGGCCCGATCGACCTGGGCCGCCAGCCCTCGGACCTGCTCCAGCTCCTCGACGTTCGAATCGATCAGGACGATCTCGGTGTTGTCCCCGTCGTCATTGATCTCGGCGGACATGTTGCCAATCATCCCGGTGATCTTGAAACCCCGATGCTCGATCTTCATCTGTTAACCAACCTTCCTGTTAGAAGTGTCCCGGCATCGGGACATCATCAGGCCAGCTCTCGGCCGCCATTGCGAGCACGCGCGCACGCATCGACCGGCCGCGTCTGCCAGGGCTGAAGAGCGGGAACTCCTCGATCTCAGCCAGGAGCATCTCGTCCGGGTCGCGCACCTCGCCGCGCTCGATCTCTTTGACCAAAGCCCGATAGGCGCGATAGTCCGGCACGTGGTTGCACGGCCGCATATCGATCCCCTGGGCGCAGCAGCCGAACCAGGGCGGCGCGGTCGTGTCTCTTCCCCGCTGGCTCTTGCAGAAGGCCAGGGTGGCGCCGCAGCCATCGCACCGGGCATCGGCGTCGATCGCCTTACGCCGCGCCTTGATCACCTTGCGGTCCATCGCTCAGCCCTCCATCTTGATCTTCTTGAGCGACTCGCGGTTGATCTGGGGGAGGTCGAACACCGGCTGGCCCAGCACGTCATTGGCAGCCACCCAGAGCCAGAACCCGTCGCACTGGTTGTCGTCCTCGAACTCCAGGCCCGCCCGTTTGAGAGCGGCAATCGCCATCGGCACCTTGTCGCCGGTGCCCTTGCCAGTCGCGTACTTCTTGAGGCTCGCGGGCATCAGCGTCCCGTACGGGATGCCCAGCTCCAGGAGCACCAGCCGGGCCGCGCCCTGGACCATGCCGCTGACCACCGAGCTGGGGGAGCGGGGCGTAGGCGCCTCGATCAGGCACAGCTCAGCACCGGCCGCGTACTCCCGGATCTCGTTCTGGAGCTGGGTCAGTCGGCTGTCCCGGTGCTTCGGGTTGGTCTTGATCAGGTGGGTGCACACGGCCCCCTCGACCGTGTGCGCGACACCCGTCCCGGTGATCGAGAGGTCGAGCCCGAGAACCTTGACACTCACGGGCGCATCAGCTCTCGCATCGGCGCGCCGATGCGGTCCAGCGCCGAGGTCGAGATGAACTCGTCCGGGCTGGTCTCCAGGACCGCGAGAAGCCGGGTCAGCGGCTCGGTCCTGGGGAGATATTCGGACTCCCGGACCGTGGTCGGCTCGAACAGCGTGACACTACGGCCCCAGCCCTTGCTCTGGCGCAAGCCCTCGGGCACGTCCTCGATCGTGATGGCCGTACCCTGCCGGACCCGGAGCCGGATGCGGTCCGCGAAGCGGCCCCACTCGTTCCCGTGGTCCATGACGTACGCCGTCGCGGCATCGTGCGCCTTGCGGTACGCCTCGGCCTTACGGACCAGGGCGGCCTCCTCGCGCTCAACCACCATGCGTTGCAGCTTGGTGATCAGCTCCAGTCGGTTGATCATCATTTGTCTGTCCTCCCCTTCAGCGAGCCGGGACCGACCGTCCAGTACGGGCAGTCATCGGCGTGGTTGTCGTCCTTGGCCGACCGCTCCCGGTGGCAGAACGCGCAATCCTGGCGGACCACCGGGTTACGGGCGAAAAGCAGCTCCGTCGCACTGGCCAGGCCAAGCCCGGCCAGCAGGCCCGTGAACGTGCCCACCGGCATCTCCGCGTGGCGCTCCAGCTCCCCGTGCTCGAATGTCACGCACACCCGCGAGGCGCCTTCGGCGAACTCGTAACTCGTCTTGACCTGATCCTGGAGGAGCGCCCACTGGCCCTCGGTCAGTTCGGTGACCGTGATCTGAAGTCGCACGATGGCGGCCCCCTTCCTGTCGGTCTCAACCTTTGCGAGTCATACGTTACCGTCACGACTTCAAGGTGTCAAACCAGCAGGCCGGGGGCCGCCTGATCAGCGGGATCGGGGAGGAGTGACGTGCGTGTACGGCCGGGTCCGCACGAGCAGCCCACCATCGGACATCGCCTCCACGGTCAGCCGGTCGTCCACGCCGGTCGGGTGGGAGCCGTTCGGAGAGGTCAGCCATGCCTTGAGCCAGGTCGTCTCGCTGGCGTTCAACTGGACGATGTGCTCGCGGTCCCCGATCACCCGGGCCAGCACGGCGCGGTGGACCGCCTCCGCAACGTCTTGCGTTACAGCCTTGACGTACGGATCTTGAGTGGGGATGTCAGCCACCTTGAAGTCACCGACCATGACAGCCGTCCGGTGCTCGCCCAGCTCGACCCTCAGCTTGACCGAAGCGTTGGCGCCGTGGGTGGCGATGGTCGCCTCCTCCTCGGACCAGGGGTACGCCAGCAGCGCGCCGAGGTCGTTGCGGACGGCGCTCTCGGCCAGGTCGGCGGAGTCCATCCGATCGACGTAGCGGCCGAGCGCGTCGATCAGCGTGGTCGGCTCGCCTTCGGTCAGGCTCAGGACCGCTTCCTGGTCCATGGAGTCGATCGCGTCGATCATCTCGATGATGGTCTGGCGGTCCTCGCCGCTGCTGGCCATCGCCCGGCGGATCGTGGTCTCGCGACTGAGCGCGGTCTGGACCTCTTCCAGATCCTCCATGCTGGCCAGCAGATCGACCATGTCCACCGGAAACGTCATCTCTACCTCCCCTAAAATGGCGGACCTTCTCCACCATGGATTACATTACCGTCATGACTGTGATGTGTCAAGGGCAGGGCGTGAGGCGAATCGCCTCACGCCCTACGCCCGATCAGACCGCCTCGCGGAACAGCTGCTCGCAGACATCGCATCGAACGATCAGCTTGTCCGCGACCTTGCGGCTGGCCCGGATGATGAACGGCTCCTCGCATTCACAGGTCAGCTTCAGGTTGTTCGAGCTGCCCGGCTCCGGCGTGGTGCGTGGCTTCTTGCCGATCTGCTCCCCGCCCTTGGGGTCGTCCTCGTCGTCTCCGCCGAGCCAGGCGGGGAGGTGGACGATCAGCCGGATTTCGCGGTCCAGCAGCTCCAGCAGGTCAGCGTATCGAGTCAGCGTGGCCTCGGTCAGGGTGACGAACGAGAAGCCGTGTGAGCTGTCCGCGCTGGCCGCCTTGTGTTCCAGGCCCATCTCCTCGGCCAGCGCCTTGAACTTGGCGTTGTGCCACCGGCCCTGACGGCTGGTGTCCTGCTGGTCCCGAACCTTGGCCAGGGTGTGCGCGCCCTCGTGGAGCATGGTCTGGAGCACCTGGCGCGCACCCTTGGCCAGCGTCTCACCGGCCATGAACATCTCGTCCAGCTTGAGCGAAGTGGCCGCGCCCTCACCCTCGGTCTTGGTCTTCCAGCCGTCGCGGCGGAAGTGGCCCCACTTGCTACCGCCGACCAGGCCGGAGCCGGTGATCATGACAACCGCCGGAAGCTGCGGGTGGAACTCACGGATCCGGTCCCAG